GGCGTGTACCGAAGTACCTGCCCATCGTGACTCTGGAAATCGACAAACCCACCGAGCCCGAACAAGTCACCCTCACTGGTAGACTCCGTTCCTCTGAAAGACCTCGAAAGGTCGTAAGAAGAATGGTACGCTGGAGGGGGATCAGGTTGCGGCCCGATGGGAACGTCCTAGGTGGGAGGAAGGTAGGCCCCTTGTTGCAAAACGGGGTCTGTAGGTTTGCGTAGACTTGCGGTTGGAGAATAGGAAATGAAAACATGGCCAATCGTGACGGTATCGTCGAGGTCGACATCAGCGCAGACCACGATCCTGCCGAGGGAACGGGAAGCCTTCTCGGTTGAATCCAGGGAGTCAAAAGCGGCCTTGTTGACGAAGGGCACCCAGCGATTTCTCGGTCCGGAGAGCACGAATGGGGTCCACGGTGCTCCTCTCTTCGAGCCGGAAAGCCGGGTGATCGAACTCAGGTCCGGAGGCTGGCTGTCCGCGAAGTCCTCCTGGATCGCTGCTGATACTGTACCCGCCGTGGTCGTCCCTACCCTGGGCTCGTACCACACCTTCAGATTTGCGAGACACCAGTCCTGGTGGGACGGCGCGACTCCCGCTAACCAAGGGATGTTCGAGGGGTGGAGCACGAACTGCTGAGGCCCTTTCTTTACCTTCAGCACCAACTCCTGCTGGAGCTGCGCTGTCGGCCCGCGGCCTTGAACCGAGCGGTTGACTGGGGCAAGAACAACTGACGGCTTGCCCGCGCGATTGTTCTTCTTGTTCCCAGCAGCCTTGCGCTTGGGTGTCGTGTAGTTTTGTGATTTGGCCATGTTTGTTCAAGAAAATTATTATTGCCAGTTTGAATGAATGTGTGTGAGTGAGTATTGGATCCTGCCACTCAAACAGGACTGTACATCGAAGAGAACATTACAAGAACGCACAGCCGTGCAGTCTCTTGGCATTCCGGGGCACCATCACGTGTCGACCTTAGCACTGAAGTTTTGCGTCCACGCACGACAGGCACCATGACGTGCTTCAATCGTATGCTTCACAGTTTTGGCTGTTCTACACTCTCCGACCCAATTGCTGCTTTGATGTCTGGTAGCCGTCCAGATGTAAGTTGTTAAGCCGGACAGTCCGGCAAACATGCTCAAGTGAGCTTCACGAAAGAAGGTCGTGCACGTGGGTTGGTAAAGTAGTCCAATCCTTGCGCACGGGCTGGTAGTATGGGGTGATGGCATTGTACTCCGCTTCAATGCACATCTGCTCATCCGGGGTGATATCGAACGCACGCCAGAAAGAATATCTGGCGTCCTCCGAGATCGCAAGATCTCGGCGATGCATCCCTTTGGACTGCCAGAACAGTCCACCGATGAGTGTGGGGTCTTTCAGGGAAAGAGGTTTCGCGTTGCGACCGGCACGCACGAAGGAGCGATAGAACGGGTCAAGAATGGGAATGCCACCTGCCAGCGAACTGCCAGACATGCCCACACACTTGATCCAAGATTCATACTCCTTAGCGTTGTTCCACGGCTTCAGGCTGATGCAGTCCTTCGCAATGCACGACCTGGGATCCCGGACCATAGTCCAGGATGCACCATCGTACACAGGTTGCGACTGACAAAACACCACCTTCTCCAGCTCGTAGACCGGCTCCTCCACAACCATATTGAAACCCATCTCCTTGAACCAGTGATCCAGTCCTTCCGAGAATCGGGCGAGGTCATTCTTGTTGCAGATGATAACGCAGTCATCACCATTGTTGGCCAACTCGAACTTGACACGACGCTCAGTACAGTAGGCGATCAACAAAGCACATGCGATCAGACAATTGCCTAACCCTGTGTTCATGTCGCCAGAGCATCGTGTCCCCTCAATCTCGTAACGTAACCAGCCGTCAGCGCAACGCCCGAATGCACGGTTGTGAATCTGCCATTTAAGGAGATTCCGC